ATATTTTTACTTACTTAATAATAAAAAATAATAATATATGTATAATAAAAAAATGCAATTGTTATAGGGTAAAATGCACCATCTATAGCATAAAACCCACATAATATACTTAAAGATATGTTTCATTTACATATTAACAATGGTAAATTGTGAAATATGTGATAAATACTTTCAATATCCAAGTCAATTAATAAGACATTATAATTCAATAAGAAAATGTGTTCCAAAACCCGAAGAAGAACAAGTACAAAACGAAGAACATAAAACTACAATTCTTGAAACAATACATATGAAAATGAAAGAGGAAGATGATGAAAATGTAAAAATAGAAAATGAAAAAATAAAAAATAAAACATGTATATATTGTTCTAAAATTATGTCTGATAATTGTAGTAAAAAAAGACATGAAATGATATGCAAATTTAATTCATTACCAGTTATAAGATTAGAACTAAAACTGGGAATACCAATTGGAGAATATCAACATACAATGTGTAAATTTTGTAAATATGATTGTAAAACACGTAGCAATTACTTACAACACATTAAAAGATGTAAGAGTAAATATAATTATGAAAAAGAATTGTTTAAAAAATATGAACCATCTTTAAATACTGAAAACTACACACTTGTAGTTCCAAATAATTTTAGTGACACAATAACTGTATCTAACGAACGTTTAAAACGTTTTATTTCTGAGCATAATATTTTTATTATGCAAAAACAAATAATTGATTTTATAAAAGAATTACATACAGATCCAAGACATCATAATATCATCTGTAAACCCAGGAATATTGGATATGTTTATGTCTATGATAATAACAAATGGAATTTATTGACTATAGAAGATATATATGAACGTTGTTTGTACGCATTCAAAAATTTGATAAAATCATATAAAATAGAAGATAACATATATAAAAAAGATATGATGAATAATTATAATTATATTATGGATGAATTGAATGAAGAAATGGACATAAAATGTTATGCATTTCATACTAAAACAGAATTTACGAAAATGTTAATAGTGTTAAATAAAGAAATACATAAAGACATATATCTGGTAACATAATATTTATTCATCACAAGAGTTGCTCAATACCATTTTTTTCTATGAATTTATACATACAATATCGTACATTTTTTTATATTTATATATTTTAGCTTTCTTAATGATAAAAAAAATATTATTATATGTATAATAATTTAATGTAATTATTATAGATAAAATGGATTATCTATAACATAAACCCATATAATATACTTAAAGATTTATTTACAAGTATAATTATAATGGTAAATTGTGAAATATGTGATAAATACTTTCAATACCCAAGCCAATTAATAAGACATTATAATGCAATAAGAAAATGTGTTCCAAAACCCGAAGAAGAACAATTACAAAACGAAGAACATCAAAATAGAATACTAGAAAACATACAAAGTAAAATAAAAAACGAATGTATAAAAAAAGAAATAAAATGCATCTATTGTGCAAAAATATTTAAAAATAATGGTGATAAAAATAGACATGAAAAAACATGCAAACTTAATACTATACCAGCAGTTAAAATGGAAATAAAATTGGGAATACCAATTGGAGAATATCAACATACAATGTGTAAATTTTGCAAACATGATGCGAAATATCGTTCTAATTATATGAAACATATAAAAAGTTGTAAAGCAAGATATAAATATGAAAAAGAATTATATACATTATTAGAACAAAAAACAAATAAGACCAATAAAGTAATAAACAACACAATAAACAACAACACATACAATACAGTAAATAATACGTATAACATCAATAAGATATTTGTAGTATTAAAGAATTTCAATGAAACAAATAGAATAATGTTAAATGAGATGGATAAGGTATTAGGATGGGTACATGAAGATTATCAAAGCAATCCAAGTAATACATTAAAATGGAATACGCCAATAAACATGATAATAGAGACACACGGACAGGGAGAAAATAGAAACATAAAAACAAAAAGCGCAACAAGTGAAAAGATAAGTATATATGAAAATGGACAATGGAAGGAAGAGAATTACAAGGAAATATTCAAGACATTAATAATGCAGGTAAAAACGGATTTAGAAAAGATAAATAAATCAAAACAAGATGTATTATATAGAACAGCATATATGATGAAAGATTTGATAAAACAGTGTGTAAACAGTGATGAATACATAGCGAAAAACAAGACGAAATTTTTAAGCAAGTTGAGAGAATTAACAAATAAAATAGAAGAAGACATAGTAATAATAGATTAAGAGAGTTTTAAAATAGAAAAATAAATAAAAACATAAATAAATGAAAAGTATCAAAATACCACATATAACAGTACCAATGAAAAATAGAATGAAAACGATTGCGCGAAACAAATGGAAGAATTTAGAATATGACATATCGGATGATCAATTAGATATAAGACGAGGGAAAGGGATGGTAGAAAAGAAATTTCAAGGTGATGAAATAAATGGAACGCACAATAGTGTAATGACAAGTAAAGAATATGAAAAAGTGAATACAAAATGTTATGAAAAAAAGAACGGATTACATATATCAAAAAGATTTATGGATAGAGTATCTTTACATGTAGCGAAAAACTATTTAGAGATAGAAAATACACCATTAATATTAGGAATCTGGGGAAATAAAGGGGAAGGGAAAACTTTTCAGACAAACACAACGTTAGGAAGAATAGGGAGTGAAGTTGTGAGTATAAGTCCGGGAGAATTAGAATCTGAAACTGCCGGAGAACCGTCAAAAATTATAAGACAAAGATATTATCAATGTTCGGAAATAATAGATAAAGGGGGGATCAGTACGTTGGTAATACATGATTTGGATGCGGGAATAGGTATACACGGAAACACACAATATACAGTAAATAATCAGATAGTAAATGCGACGATAATGAATATAGCGGATGATCCAAAAGGAGTAGTGATACCGGGAATATATGGAAAAGAAATAAACCGAGTACCGATAATAGTGACTGGAAATAATTTCAATGCGATGTATGATCCACTAACAAGAGATGGTCGAATGGAAAAATTTTATTGGAAAGCGAATGAAAAAGAAAAGAAAGAAATGATAAATACGCTATATAAGAATATAATCAATGAAGAATATGTAAAAATATTAATAGAAGAATTTAAAGAAGAGAATATAGATTTTTTTTCAGCAATAAAATCGAAACTTTACGATAATAAAATATTAGAAATAATGGAAGAAGAACAAAACATAAAAGAGATAGTAAAACAAAATCCAAAAATAGAAAAAATAGAATTAAATATAGAAAATATAGTATCAATAGGACATCAAATAAGAGAAGAGAATAAAATTATGAAAGAACATGTAATAAATTTATAAAGAAATAAAAAATAATTTAAAGAATATCCATTTAAATAGTTATATGGACGTTATAACAACCATTAGACAAAGAATAATGGAAGTGAATAGTGATATAAATCCAGAACATATAAAAGTATATATATCAGAAGTGAGTCGATATTTTAATATAGAAGGAAAAGCGATAAAAAGATTATCATATTTGCAAGAATTAAAAACATATTATAAATTGAATATACAACGAACACAAATAGAGAAATTACCGGACACCATTGGTGAACATATACTATTGCAAAAACTAATATTATGTCACAATAAACTAAAAACAATACCTGAAAAAATAGGTGATTTGAAAAATTTAAAAATATTGAATTTATCAAATAATGAATTAACCGGAATACCTGAAAAAATAGGAAATCTAAAAGAATTAGAAGAGATATATATATCAAATAACAAATTAAAAACATTACCGAAAACAATTGGTGGTCTTCACAAATTAAAAAAAATATATATAACAAATAACGAAATAAGAAGAATACCGAATACAATTGGTGATATAGAAGCCCTAGAATCTTTGAGTTTGGAAAACAATAACCTAATAAATTTACCAGAGACGATAGGAAATCTTGATAACTTGAAATTTTTATATTTAGCAAAAAATAAATTAACGTATATACCAGAATGTATAGGTAAATGTAGAAAATTAACATCGATATATTTAAATGATAATCAATTGAAAACAATGCCTGAATCGTTTGAATGTATAATAGACAATATAATATTTTTTGATATATCAAATAATCCAATTGAAAAATTGTATAAAAAAATGATATATATGTTAAAATATGATAATAACGGATATTATATAGAACATGAAAATGGAAAAAGACGAGTTATTCAAGAAAGAAAATTGAAAATAATTGCAATACGTGTAATGAACAAAAATGATAATATAAAAAATTTACCAAATGATTTGAAAAGAATAATAATGGAAAAATCGATTAAAGACGAGTTTTACATTTGTTAATCAACAATTTTTACAATTGAATCTATCATTAAATTTTTTACGAGCAAGAATAGCTAAATTTTTAGCTTCGGTATCACCATGAATAATAACAGGAAAACGTTCAACATATTCAACACCATCCTGTTTAATTCTCGCTTGCCAAGAACCATCTCTAAATCTGACGCCTAAAATGTGTTCTGGATCGGAATTAACATTCATACCACGATTATTATTATTTAATTTATAATTAGATTCACGAAGATTACATCTTCTATTATCTAATGGATTTCTGTTTATGTGGTCGACCATATCGAAACCTGTAATATCTTTATGAAATTTTTTAGTTCTTTCTTTAGTTCCGCGAGGACCTTTAAATGACGTTTCAGCATAATATTTAGCTGTTTTGTTTGTGTTTGCACTAGTTTTTGTAACACAAATAGTATATTTATCGACATAAGATAAATCGTCTTCATCAACTAATATATACATATCATCTCCCTTGCATTTAATATGGACTTCATAAGAATTATTAGTAACAGGAAAGTTATTTTCATCATTATTCCAATATATACCATCTGGTAGTTTTCTATACATATTACGTGTTAAACCAAGTTCTGCACTTTTTTGAATTCGAAACAAAACTGCTGCTTCATAAGCAAGTTCCTCGGTATGATATGTTTTAAAAGAAAAATATTTTGAAATCTTAGGAGAAACAGTGTTAAATACAACGTTATATGCATTTTTTTCACCACCAGATTTTCTTTGGAATAAAGCACCGCCAGGTTTTCCGCCACCCCAACTCATTTTTTTAATTTATATTTATAAACAAATTCTTAAGTATCTTTATGAAATTCCGAAATTAGATTACATCGCGTCCTCCTCTGAGCCTCAAAACTAAATGAAGTGTACTCTCTTTTTGGATATTATAGTCCTCGAGAGTGCGACCATCTTCAAGTTGTTTTCCAGCAAAAATGAGTCTTTGTTGGTCGGGAGGGATACCTTCTTTATCTTGAATTTTAGCTTTAATATTATCGATAGTATCGGAAGATTCGACTTCTAAAGTTATAGTTTTACCAGTTAAAGTTTTAACAAAAATTTGCATTATTTTATATAAATAAAGAAAATATTTTTTTAAGTATGTTTAGTGAATTTATAAAACATTAGTAATTCATAATAGAAAATCCGAATTTTTAATAATGAAAGAAAATCCGTATGTTTAATAATGAAAGAAAATCCATTAATATACACATCTATGTTATTATTGATACCATATAGTGTAAGTTTGAAAGAAAACATTGAAGAAAAATACTATAGAAATGCATTAATAGCGTTAATGATAACAAGTTATTTGCATCATAAAAATTTTGAAATAGGAGATTTGTATCATAAAATAGATTTGGTATGTGTATATTATGTAATAATGATATCATTCATAAAAGTGACATTCATTGATAATGTAATAAATGGACGGATATACTATATATGTTTAATGATAGTAGGATTTTTACAATTTAAATATGTAAAAAAGATAGATAAAAAATGTAAAAGAGAAGAATGGTGCACGATAAAAGTATTAAAACCGCATATGATGATGCATATAATAGCCAGTTTAGGACTGACGATGGCGATAAAACGACATATATAAAATTAAATATTAAAAAAATAGTCTAATTTTTTAGAAACACAAAGAGAACACGGACAATGAAGAAACCATTTATTATCAACAAGAGAAAATAATAAAATGTGAATATCTTTAATTAACAATTCTTTATCAGTAATTAAAATGAGATGTTTAAGAATCAGATGACGCAAATCAACAGAATCAAAAACTGTTTGTATAGGATTCATAGGATTCATAGGATTCATAGGATTCATAGGATTCATAGGATATGTAATTATAATATAATATAATATAAATGAGTCAAGTAGTGCCATTAGTTTTAATTGGAGCTGTTGGATATTATGTTTACAAACAGATGATAATGAAGGAAGGGAGTGATATATTATGTGAAAAAAACACGAAACGATATTATAATTCGGAAGGAAAACTAACGATGGATTGTCAAAAAAAAGGTGATTTATGTCATTATGAAGATGGAGAATACAAAGGTGTAGTATATACAAATAAAGATAATCAATTAAAATGCATAGCAAAAGGAATAAAGTGTTATGATAAAGAAAAAGAAGGAAAAATAATAGATAAGAAATGTTATTTTGGAGAAGAAGCTAAAGATGTAGAAGAAGATGTAGAAGATGATGTAGAATATGTTGGTGGTATATTGGAAACAGTTGGTAGAAAAAATATTATATGTGAAACAAACGATCCAATGGGAAAACCGGGAGAGAGTGTATATAGATGGGAAGAAAGCACAAAAACACTAAGACATTATCCAACACCAGAAATAGCGGATTCATGGGACAAAAATTGGAGAACCAATCAAAAAAAAATGAGTAGCTGTAAAAATGCTCCATTAGGTGAAGATATGAAAGCAAAAGAAGATTAAAAAAGGCCAAGAGAAGTGAGGCGTTCGGATTGTTTATTTGCAATTTGAGAAGATTCTTCAAGAGCGGAAGATAAATTACCATCTGCAACTAATTTTTGTGCTTCTAATTCAGCATTCATATGTTTTTGTTGTTCTTTAAAAATATTATCAAACTGAACATTTTGTTTTTTTTCAAGGTCTTGTTGTTCTTTAGAGATTTTAGAATCACGTTCTGTAGATTCTTTAAGTAATTCCGAATTGCGACGAGCTTCATCTTTCTTAGCTTCATCTAAACGAGCTTTAGATTCAACGATTTGTTTTTCTTTTTCTTTTTCGATTTCTAATTGATGTTTATTTTTATCATCTTGAAGTTTTTGATTTGAAACAGATAGGGGATTTGTGGAATTTTTATTAGATTTTAAGGAATTTTTATTAGATTTTAAGGAATTTTCATTAATAGACTTAATAAGTATAGATTGTCTAGTAGAACGTTTAGGAATAGGGTCGACATAAACACAAGAATAATTAATAATTTTTTTATTAAAACCACAAGAATCATTATTTTTAAAACACTTAAGATTATCATCGGAATCTTTTAAGACGATTCCATATTTCAATCCAGTATCTTTATTGTAACAAAAATCATCTTTATTAAGACAAACAGATTTACGATTGTTATCAAAACCTTTAATTTGGGAAGAATTGCACTTGAAAAAAGTAAAATAACCAGCAATTGAAAAAGTAATTAATATAGCAATTACAATTAAAACGATAATCATACTATATTATAAAAAGAAAAAAATTACTTAAAGAAATAGAAAATAGAAAGATAAAACATTTGAAAGTACTACTACTGAATAATGAAGACGATTGATCAATATGAACTTATAGAGTACATAAAAAGGTTTGGTGTACAAACCACAAAAAAAATGATTGGAAAGGTTATATTTGTGCAAAATAAAGAATATACAACAGAAGAATTAATTTTCTATGGATTCAAAAAAGGTGTTATGTCAAAAGTAAAGCAACATATAAAAAATGGAAAAGATTTGCATCATATCAACAAGACAAATGGAAATATAAAAAAGGGATATAGAGGTATGTATGTATATAAGGAAATATTCGATATATTTGCGCAAGAAAGAAAAAACAAAAATAAATTAGACCGCATGTATGAAATTTTATGTGAAAAAATAAAAATAAAATTTGAAGGTCTTGATATGAAGATTGATCCTATAACATGCGAAGAAATCAAAATACCATGTTATATAAGACAGGATTGGGAAATCAATTCGAAAATAATAATGGATAAAGAAACAATAATGGGGTGTAGAAAGTGGAAAGATGTGATAGTAGCATATGACGAGATAGATGGAAGAACTATATATTATAAAAAAAGATATTTAGAACCGGGGTTTAAATCACCATTCACGAGAAAATCGTTTTATTATGAAGATATAATGTATGTACCAAAATTCGTACAAGAATAATCTAAATCTAGAATATCGGTCTCCAGTTTGGTATCCAGTTTCTTGCGTAATATACAAGTGCGAAAAAGATTAATACAGCAAGGACAATTAAAGATATTTCCAAAGCGCCAAGACCTTTTCCTCCAGACCCTTCGAGGAGGCCATATCTAATCATAAAATCCAGAGCCTCTTGGTTGTGTTTTAGTACCTTTTGTTTATCACTATCAACATTGACATTTAAGTCAGGAATATTACCAACCTGATTATTTTTATATTCATAGATTTTCTGTAAATAAGATACCCATTTTAATCTATTATGATTAATAATATACATTTCAACATCTTCGCGTATGGGTAGTTCATGAATTAAATTTGTTTGATAGAAAAACTGGTCATTAATAATGTAAAAATCGTTATTAATATGAACATCTTTAGTTAAAGCTTTGTGAACATACAATTTAGGTCTAGTAGGTGTTTTAGGAAAATACCAAGCAGTTTTAGTAATAGATAAATAAGGGGGAATAGACTGTATCCATTTTACCAGACCGTTTCCTGTACTTATATAATTATATCTATTGGTTTCTTCGTCACCATAAACCTCCCTAATTTTATCATTGATCTTTTTAAACTCAAAATGATCGTCAATTTTGTTTTTATGTTCTGTAGAATTAGCATATTGTAATTTATAAAATTGCTGTAAGTTGCATAGGTCTTCATTTAATTGTAAATTTTTTGTATAATCATATAATTTAAATTCTGATGTAATATCAGCATAAGGTTCCCCTTTATCATTTTTGATAGTAAGTGTACCAGTAGTATCATCTACATTGATAGTAATATCATCATCCTTATTAATATTAATATGATACCAAGTTTTGGGGTCTATTGGATTTGAATTTGTAGTTAGAATTTCATTTTTATAAGTATAATAATTATCATTAAACTGTAAACCAGTCCAATAAGCAGTTAATAAAGTAACGTTATCTTGGTCATCAGATAACGAGTTTAGGCCCTTAACGAGTTTCCCATCTAAAAATAGATTATCGAATTCATTATCGCATCGTTTTTTCATTTAATTTAATAAGATAAAAAATTTTATATAAATAAGCGTCTATTTTATGATTATCTAAAAGATTATTATTAAAGTTTGAAAAAAGAAATTTGTTATTAGTATGATGATAATTTAATTTATTAAAAGGATATAATGTATGATAATTACAAACAAAATCAGAATTTATAACAAAACGATTATAATTGCATAAATTATCATCTATGAAAGATGCGCCATCGATATCAGTAAAAGCAGGTTGTCCAAAAGTATTAATAAGGTTAATATTATAACCATAGTGTTTTAAAAGAAGAGCGCAAATAACAGAAGAAGCTGCGCCTAAAGAATGACCTGTAAGATTATAAGTAGTATTTTTATCGATATTATTTTGTAAAACATCCAAAATTTCTAAAGAATGAAAATAAAAACCTGAATGAAAACTAATATTTAAATTATGATCAAAATATTTGTAAAGTTTAATATTATTTCTATGGTCTTTGAAATTTTTAGAACCAGGAATAACAATAGTTTTAGAATTATCTTTAAAAGAAACTAAATTACAATGAACGTTTTTAGAAGAAATTTTTCTAAAATTGTAAAAATCATAATTATGATAAGATAATTTACAGAGATGAGCGTCAATATAAGTGCGAAGAAGAAAAGATTTATTCATATTAAATGAAATAAAAAAAATACTTAAAGAAATCGAAAAATAAATAGAGAATTACAGAATGAATACGTTATTTATGGAAAGCTACAATCATCTACCGAAAAGACAAAAGGTGGAAGGGAAAGAGCTGATATTAAAGAGTGTGGATATAGGAAAAGAATATGAAGGGGTCTATAAAAGCGAAACGATATATAAAGAGATAGAGATAATATCTACGGATAGATATGGGATTGATATAACATTAGAACTAATAAAAAAGGAGGGTAGTATAAGTATAAATTTACATAAGAAAAGAAGTAAGATGATTCAAGTAATTATAACAAAGGGGAAGGAATCCTATATATATAACAGAAAGGACCATAATTTCACGATATTTGAACAAAGTATCATAGGGGAGTTTGATAAAACAATTCAAAAATACATATACAACGGGATGTGTAAGAAATGGAATTGTTTACAAAAAGAATGTGAAAAAATGATGGGGTTGCACAAAAAGAATATAATGGAAGTATATATATATATAGAAACGTATAAAAAGATGTTAAAGTATAACAAAAGTGATATCTAAGCGTTCCACCAACACTATAAAAATATAAAATATAAAATATATGCAATCAAAAACATTTGACATAACAACAATAACAACAAATTTGAATGAATTATCTAAAAAAGGGAAATTAAAAGGGGCGTGGGGGCGTAAAGAAGAAATACAAAAGATAACCCAAGTGTTATTAAGAAGAACAAAACGGAATCCAATAATAGTAGGGAATGCGGGAGTAGGAAAGACTGCGCTAATAGAAGAGTTAGCGAATAACATAGTAGAAAAGAAGAGTCATTATGAGTTAGAAGACTATGAGATATTAGAATTAGACGCGACATCATTAATAGCAGGAACACAAACAAGGGGTTCATATGAAGAGAGCGCAAGTGAATTAATAAAATATTTAGAAGAAAACGAGAAAAACATCTTAATGATAGATGAAATACATAATATAATGAAACATAATAATAATTCTATACAGAATACGATAAGTATAGGAGAGATAATGAAACCTGCGTTATCAAGAGGAAGTGTATCGTGTATAGGTATAACAACGTATGATGAATATGTAAAATATTTTGAAAAAGATAGTGCGTTAAATAGAAGGTTTATACCGATATATATAGAAGAACCGGATTATGAGAAAACCAAAGAAATACTAATAAATACAAAAAAGTATTATGAAGAATACCATAAATGTTATTTTGATGTAAAATCGATAGAAAAGATAATGGAAATAAGTTCAAGATATATACCATATAGAAAGTATCCAGATAAAGCATTAGATTTGATAGATGAAATAGGGTCAAATAATATGATAAAGAAAAGAAAAAATTACACGATAACGGATAAAGATGT